CAGAATTAGAGACACCTGAACTCCACCGTGTTAAAGTAAGTGGTCAAGAGTTAGAGGTGAGCCTCGATGAACTGAAAGCAGGATATTCTAGAGACTCGGATTATAGACAAAAAACTCATACTTTAGGAATGGAAAAGAGAGATCTTGAAACTCAAAAGAATAGTTTGCGTCAAAATTACGAAACTCGTTTATCAGAACTAAACGATTTAATTTCGACAGCTGATCAATTTGTGAAAAATAAACAAGGTGGACAAGACCTTGCTAAACTTTATCAAGAAGATCCTACAGAAGCTTCAAGACTTGACTTTGAATTAAGACAAGAAAATAGCAGAATAGAATCTTTAAAAGCTAAAGCAAGAGAAATCCAAGCTCAACAATATGAGTCTTATCTTGAAACACAAAAAGAATTAGCTGCAACAAAAATACCAGAGTTTAGCGATCCTAGTAAAGCTGATAATTTTAAACTTAGTATGCGTAATACATTACGAGACTATGGTTTTAATGATCAAGAAATAGGAAGCCTTGCAGACCATAGATTTTTAATGGTTGCAAAAGACGCTATGAGTTTTAAATCTAGAACAGATAAAAGACCTATAGCTTCTAAGAAGGTAGCAAATGCTCCTAAGGTTTTAAAAGCTGGTGTTGCTAAGTCGGATGTTAGTTCAGGTAGAGAGCAAGTAAGAAATAAAATCAATACGCTAAGAAAGACTGGACACATTAAAGATGCCCAATCTGCCATAGCTGATATGATTAATCTTAAATCTCAACAAAGGAAATAAACAATGGCACAACCAACTAATACGTTTGACACGTACGATTCAGTAGGTGAAAGAGAAGATCTTTCAGACGTTATCTACTCAATCTCACCAACAGATACACCATTTTTAAGTTCTGCTGCTAAAACACAAGCAACTGCAGTAGTTCACGAATGGCAAACAGACGCTTTAGAAGCAGCATCATCAAGCAATGCTGTTATCGAAGGTGATGAAGCAGTTTTAGATGCATCAGTAGCAACTGTAAGACTTTCTAATAGTTCTCAAATTATGGATAAAACTGTAGTTATTACTGGAACTCAAGAGTCTGTAGATAAAGCTGGTAGAGCATCTGAGATCGCTTACCAAATAGCTAAAAAAGCTAAAGAACTAAAAAGAGACATGGAAGCTACTATTACTGGCAACATTGCTGAAGTAGCAGGAAATGCAACAACTGCAAGAAAAATGGGAACTCTTGGAGCTTGGGTTATCAGTAATGATGACAAAGCATCTGATGGTACTACAGGAACTGGTCTTGGAAACACTGCTAGAACTGATGGAACTCAAAGAGCTTTCACTGAAGCATCTCTAAAAAATGTTATCAAGTCAGTATGGAATGCTGGTGGAGACCCATCTATGATTATGTGTGGGCCTTTCAACAAGCAAAAATTATCAGGATTTACTGGTAATTCTACTAGATTTGACGCTGGTGCAGACGCAACTTTATACACTTCAGTAGACGTGTACGCATCTGACTTTGGTCAACTTCAAGTAGTACCTAACAGATTCTCTAGAGATAGAGACGCTTATGTACTTGATATGGAATATTGGGGAATAGCGTTCTTAAGAGACTTCTCTATGCATGAACTAGCAAAAACTGGTGACTCAGAGAAAAGACAACTTCTTGTAGAAGCAACTCTTGAATCTAGAAACGAAGCAGCTTCAGGTTTAGTTGCTGACTTAACTACATCATAATAAGACACGTATTTAGGGGGGTAACCTTAGTACTACTCCCCTAGTACTTAATTAAACAATTGAAGATCAGAGATAGGTTATGATCGGAACAATAGGATAATACAATGAGAACATTAAACGATTACTTTATAACATCAGCAATACCTGACGTATCATCAGCATCTTCAACTTTTGTTGTTGTGCCAGACGCAGGTAGAATTATTAAAATTTTTGCACATAACAAAGCAACTACTACAGGAACAGCAGCTATTACTTTTGAAATAGATGGTGTAGCTTGTACAACTGGAGCTATTAGTCATGTAGCTTCTGGTTCTGCTGGAAAACAATATACTACAGAACCTTCAGGTTTAAACGAAGTAAATGAAGGATCAGTAATTGAAGCAATCACTGACGGTGGTTCAACAAATGCTTCTAAAATGGAACTTACTTTCGTTATAAGAAGATAATTAATTATGGGGGTGGCAACATCCCCAAACAATAAGGAACAAAACATGAACTACGCAATGAGACCTTTAACTACAGAAAAAGTTACATCTTCTGGTTCTTCTGCACAATCATCTGCATTTAATGATAATATAGAATATATTAGAGTAATACCTGATGCTGATTGTCATATAGAATTTGGAGTTAATCCTACAGCAACTACATCTAAAATATTTTTAGAAGCTAAAACTTCTGAATGTTTTAAAGTATCAGCTGGAGAAAAAGTAGCTGTAATTGGATCAGTAAATTTATACGTAACAGAACTATCACAATAGTATGGGTAAAATAAGATCAGTTGAATATGATGGTGGAGTAAAGACTAAATACATTCAAGAGTCTAATGGTCAATTAACTATTAATAACTCACAAGATGTAAACCCTTTGTTAAAAAGAAATAAAGCTCTTTACAATCATGACTCTGGTTATATATCTGGTGCTAAAGAAATGAAAAGAGTGGCAAGTATTCCACCTTTAATACTTTCAATATGGGCTAAAGAATATAATGGAACTAACAACTGGTTTCAATTACCAAAAGAGATTCAAAGAAAAATTATGAAAACTAAACTTAATAGTAGTGAGTTTAGATATTTCAGAACAGCTGAAGGAAATTTATAATGGCATTAACAACATATTCAGAACTAAAAGCATCTATAGCAGATTGGCTTAATAGATCTGACTTAACAAATCAAATTGACGATTTTATTGGATTAGCTGAAGCTGATTTTAATGCTAAGTTAAGAATAAGACAAATGGAACAAATTGATGCTATTACAATAGACTCAGAAACTGAAACAGTTCCTACTGGTTTTATTGGAGTAAGATCATTTTATATACTATCTGCTGGTACTAAATATGCATTAGAATATATTACACCTCATAATATGTTTGAAATTAAAGCAGGATCTACAACTGCTAGACCTAGAGTTTATACAATTGAAAGTGATAACGCAGCTGAATCTTTAAGATTTGGCCCTGCACCAGACTCAGCTTATACTGGTTACTTATCATATTATAAAAGATTTCCAGCATTAAGCGATACATCTACATCTAATTACATATTAACTAATCATCCTGGAATATATTTATATGGTTCTTTATACCATGCAGCAAATTTCTTAGGTGGTATAGATCCTAACCAAGTTCAACAATGGTTACAAATGTATATTTCTGCATTAGAAAGATGTGAAAATAACGACAAACAAGATTCATATGGTGGAGCTCCTGTTCAACAAAGAACAGATATACAAACCGACTTATCATTTTATAGGGCTAGATAATGCAAATACCTTTTGGAGAATGGATGCCTGATCAACCAGCACATGGTATGAAAGGAGCTAACGTAGCAACTAATGTTTACCATGCTTTAGGATCTTATAAAAGATTCCCATCATTAGTATCATACTCAGGAGAATCAACAACTGGTACAGATGCACATGGTTCAGGATCATTTAGAGATAACTCTAATGCTGTATTTAATTTTGTAGCAACTAAAACAGATATATATCAATTATCATCAGGAGCTTTTACTTCTCGTAAAGGAAGTTTAACAGGAGATGATGATGACTATTGGACATTTACACAGTTTGGTGAATACGTAATTGCAAGTAATGGAGTAGATGCAGCTCAATATTATTTAATGGGAACATCAACTAATTTTGCTGATCTTACATCAATTCAAACTGCAGGAACTTGTCCTTTGTTTAGAGTCTCTGGAGTTATTAGGGATTTCTTAGTTACAGGTAATATTAGTGGAGCAACAAACAGAATTCAATGGTCTGGTATTAATGACATAACAGTATGGTCAGGTAAACAAGCAGACTTCCAAGACCTTCCAGGATCAGGTGGTAAAATTGTAGCTATAACTTCTGGAGAAGTAGGTTATGTATTTAGACAAAATCAAATAGTTCGTATGGACTATGTTGGTGGAGCAACAGTATTTAGACTGTCAGTTATATCTCCAAACAGAGGAGCTATTTTTGGAAAGACAGTATGTCAAGATAATAGACGTGTATTCTTTTATGCTGATGACGGATTCTATGAAATACAAGGTGATAATGTAGTAGGTATTGGAGTAGAAAAAGTTAACAGATTTTTTGATGCTGATTTAAATAAAGCATATTCTGATAGAATAGTAGCAGCAACAGATCCTTTTAATACATTAGCTATGTGGTTGTACCCAAGTGTAAATAATACTTCTAATACAACAGGTACTTGTGATAGAATAATTATATATAACTATGCTACACAAAAATGGTCTTTGGCTAAAACAAATGCTAGTCAAATATTTTCACAATTTGTAGGAGCTTATACAGTAGAATTAATGGATATTATATCTGAAAATCTTGAAGATATTAACGCTGCTTTAGACACAGATTATTGGGATGGTGGACAAATGTTTTTAGGTGCAATAGATGGAAATTTTAAAGCTGCAATCTTTTCAGGAAACTCAAATGAATGTGAAATAGAAACAGCTGAGATAGAAGGTTTTCCAGGAGCTAGAACAAACATTCAAGGAGTTAGACCAATAGTAGATGCAGAAGCAACAGTTACTGTAAAAACTAGAGAAAGATTAGCAGACACAGAAACAGAGTCTAGTTCATCTTCTATGGTAGATAGTGGTATCAATCCTGTTAGACAATCAGGTAGATACATAAGAGCTAATGTAAAAATAGCTTCAGGTAAATCATTTAAACACGCACAAGGAATAGATCTTGTTGCATCAAAAGCAGGATATAGATAATGAGTGATTCAACAGACATAGATAATGTTAGATATTCTATGGAAACACAAGAATTTTTTCAAAGACAAATTGAAGAAGCAATTAATACATTAGTAAATAAAAATAATAGTGAAAGCGATAAAGCTTTCGTTTGGTTTATGGAGTAGGGATAAATTATGGCAGGAACATTTTTAGGTAAATACGATACAACATCAGCAAACAATACAGCTACAGGAACTAATTCAATTTCAGTTGCTGAAGGAATGCTACCGTCAAATATTAATAATGCTTTTAGAAGTGTTATGGCTGATATTAGACAGCATTACAATACTGCTGAATGGATTGAGTATGGTGATGGTGCAGGTACTTACACAGCTACTTATGCATCAAGTTCATCATTTACTATTGATGGAGCAGATGTAACAGCTATTTATCATGCTGGACGTAGAGTTAAAGTTGTAGCATCAACTCCAGGCACAATATATGGTACTATATCTAGTACATCTTTTTCAACAAATACTACAGTTAATGTAACTTGGGATTCAGGATCTTTATCTAATGAAGCTATTACAAGTGTACACATTGGTGTATTAGCAAAAACAAATAACTCAATACCTACTGGTGTAATTGCAACAGCTAATATAGCTGATAATGCAATCACAACTGCAAAAATGGCAGCGAATTCAGTAGATTCAGATTCATACGTAGATGGAAGTATTGACTTAGCTCATATGTCTGTAAACAGTGTTGATAGCGATCAATATGTTGATGGATCAATTGATCTTGCACATTTATCTGCAGACTCTGTAAATGGAAGTAAAATTGCAGATGACAGTATAGATTCAGAACATTATGTTGATGGTTCAATAGACACAGCACACATTGCAGATTCACAAATTACAGTTGCTAAAATGGCAGCTAACTCTATAGACTCAGATCAATATGTTGATGGAAGTATAGACAATGCTCATTTAGCAGCAGATTCAGTTAATGGGGCCAAAATTGCTGATGATGCTATTGACTCAGAACATTATACTGATGGCTCAATTGATACTGTTCATATAGCAGATGCTAATATTACTCTTGCTAAACTTGCAAGTAACTCAGTAAACTCATCTAAAATTGTAGATGATTCAATTGTTAATGCAGATATTAATTCTAGTGCAGCAATTGCAGCTACTAAAATTCATGATGGATCTATTTCTAATACAGAGTTTGGTTATCTTAATGGAGTATCTTCAGCAATCCAAACACAAATAGATACTAAAGCAGCAACAACATATGTTGATGATGCAGTTGCAGGATTAAGAACTAGAATTATTGCAGAAGCTGCAACTACAGCTAATATAGATTTAACAGCAGATTTACAAAATGGTGATACTATTGATGGAGTAACTCTTGTAACTGGAGACAGAGTATTAGTTAAAGATCAATCTACAGCATCACAAAATGGTTTATATACTGTAGTATCTAGTGGTACTGCAAGTAGAGATACACAATTTGATACTATTGATGAGCTATCAGGACAAATGATTGTAGTTAATCAAGGTACTGCAAATGATAATAAAATATTTCTTTGCACAACAAATAATACAGCTTCATTAGGTTCTGACTCAATTACTTATACTGTAATTACACCATCAAATGTTGGTACAGTAACTTCAGTAGGAGTAGCTGATTCAGGTGCAGGAGAATTTACAGTTGGTAGTTCACCTATTACATCAAATGGAAATATTACTCTTGCAATTAATAGTATTGCTAATACTAAAATTACAGGATTAGGAACTTCATCCACATTAAATGTTGGAACTTCAGCTAACAATGTGGTACAATTAGATGGTACTGCAAAATTACCTGCTGTAGATGGTAGTCAATTAACAAACATAGATGCAGCATCAGCTGGATTTGCAATCGCTATGGCAATAGCACTTTAAGGAGAAATAATGGCACAAAACTTTAGAAGATACACAAGCAATGATGTAGGAACATCAGCTGCAACTTTATTTACAGCAGACAGTTATGATACTGTTGTAGGTATTTCAATTTCAAATGTAACAACATCTGCTGTTGTAGCATCTGTATATATCAATGATGGTGTTAACGATATTTATTTAGTTAAAGATGCACCAATCCCTGCTGGTTCATCATTACAAGTTTTAGATGGTGGAGCAAAGTTTGTTGTTCAATCTGGTGATGCTTTAAAAGTAATATCTGACACAGCTTCATCTTTAGATTGTTGGGTATCAACAGTTGACGCAATAAGTTCATAGGAGAATAAATGCCTTTTATAGGAAACCAACCAGCATTATCTTACACAAGTTTTGCAAAGCAAGACTTCACTACAAGTGCGACTACATCTTACACATTGGATAATCCAGTTACTAACGCAAATGAGTTAGCATTGTTTATAAATTTTGTAAGACAAGAGCCTACTACTGCATACTCTGCAAGTGGTACAAGTTTGACATTAACTTCGGCTACATCTGCAACAGATGATATGTACTGTGTGTTTCTTGGTAAAGCTGTTCAAACTGTAAATCCACCAAACGCATCTGTTGGTGCATCACAAATAGTTGATAGTTCAATCGCTTTAGGAAAATTATCTGCTACTGGTACAAAAGACGCAACTACATTTCTAAGAGGAGATAATACCTTTGCAGAAGCTGGTGGAAAATTTGAAAGTCAATTATTTCATGTAAGAGATGAAAAATCTAGTAATACTGCTGGTGGTTCTTGTAGTGCAACATCAGATAATCAAAGAGATTTAAACACTATACTTACTAATGAAATTACTGGTGCAAGTTTATCTAGTAATGTAATAACACTTCCAGCTGGTACTTTTTTTATTAGTGCATCTTCTCCTACTAATAGAGGTGGAACAAATAGAGCTCACTTATTAAACACAGTATCTAATAGTATTACACTATTAGGAACAAGTGAAAATACTCAAACTGGAGATACTACA